CGAACAGTGTGTGTACCCCGCAGTCCGGGTCCGGACGAATAAGGCCGGCGGGTCCGGCACGATCCTGTATTCCAAACCGGGGGCGGACGGGAAGTATGATACGTTCATACTGACCAACCACCATGTCGTGGACGATGCGATCACGACCAAGGAAGACTGGGACAGTCTGCTGAAGCGGAAGACCAAGAAAGAGTTTCTGGAGCTGGTATCTGTCGAGCTGTTCGATTACGTGAACCTCTCGACCATCAACTCCGCCAACACCCACCGGGCCGAGATCGTTGCCTACGATCAGTACCACGACCTGGCGCTGCTGAAGCTGCTGAGCCCCAAACAGGCCCCCTACGTTGGGAAGCTGATCCCCAAGGAAAAGATCGAACACCTCTTCCTGGACATGCCTGTCATCGCGGTAGGGTGCTCCCTGCTGCATGATCCCGTTATCAGTCGGGGGAAGATCACCTACCTCCAGGAGATCATCGACAACAAAAAGTACCTGATGACCTCCGCCAACTCGATCTTCGGAAACTCCGGCGGGTCGATGTACCTCGCGGACAGCGCCGAGTTCATCGGGGTTCCCTCCAGGGTAACCACGATCCAGTTGGGTTACGGCTTCGACGTTCTGACCTGGATGTCGTTCTGCTGCCACCCGACACGGCTGTACGAGTTCTTCGGGGAACAGGAATTGAATTTCATCTATGACCCGAGCGACACCTATGAGGCCTCCATGAAGCGGCGCGAGAAGCGGAAGAAGGCGGCCTTGACCGAGATGTTCCAGGCGGCCGAAGAGGTTTCTCGCGGTTCGTCCGTGCCCAGTTGGAAAGACGAAGAACAACAGGATTAAAAATACGCTCTCGTGAGCGGGATTTAAATCAGGAGGAAGTAAAATGCGGTTCAAGAGTTTCAAGTCGATTGTTTTTCTGGCCCTGATGGCGGCTGTGTTTGCGTCGTTACTGTGGGCCGGGACTGGGTTCACCGCCGAGGGGTCCAAGTCCATGAGGGGGGAAATGCCGCCCATAGTCGTAACCGTACCCGAGCAGGCCCCCGAGTTTCTTTGTTGGGAGTCGGGTCTGGTTGGGATGGAACAGTACCCAAATGGAAATGCCCTCATTCTCGTGCAGTATATTAACCCTGCGGAGAACGTGATCGTCAGCGCACTATGGGTTAAGATGGGCGAGAATTTCTATCTGGTGGCATTCGCTGCATTCTACGAAGTTACGGCCGGCGCACCCGGGGAAATTTACGAAGACGTTGGGTTTATTAAAGACGGTAAACCCACCGGCGTTCTTGTACGTGTCGCGGAGGCCGACCCCATCGAGGCGTTTAAGTCCCACGCTTCCAAGCTGGAGATTTAACATGCCGGTCACCATCGAAAAGAAAGACGGGTACGAGGTCCGGACCCCCAAAGGGGTCAAGGCCAAAAAGACCTCGCTGAAAAAGGCGAAGGCGCAGGAGCGTCTTCTCAACGCAGTCGAACACGGCTGGGAACCCACGGGGGAACCGGCCAAAAAGAAAAAGACAAGTCTGCTCGGATGAATACGGACGAGCGCAGAGCAATCCTAGAAAAGAAAATTCGTGACCTGGAAGAAAAGATCCGCTCCCATGCGGGTGCCAGGAAGATCGAAGACTGGGTTCCCTGGACGCATCAACAGAAGGCCCTGGATTTTGTCCATGCCGGCAAAAAAGTTGTGCTAGTGCAAGGAGCCAACCGAATCGGGAAAACCGTTTTTGGATCTTGTCTTGTTGGATCGCTCTGTCTCGGCATCGAGCCCTGGTCTGGAGAACCTACCATATTTGGTAAGATCCCGATCAGGGCTCGTATTATTGCCGTTGACTGGGAACATCACGCGAAAGAGGTTATCGTCCCCGCCCTCAAGGAATGGCTGCCGGCGGGAACCTACGATACGCGAAAAAATAACGTCGGGGTCGAGACCTACTGGGATTTCCCCGAAACTAAATCGACCATCGAGTTGATGACCCACTCGCAGGAAACCAGAATTCACGAAGGGTGGAAGGGGCACATCGTCTGGAGTGACGAACCGCTTCCCAAAGATAAGTACACAGCCAACAAGCGCGGACTGATCGACTACTCGGGAATCTTCATCATGACGATGACGGCCCTTTACGAGCCATGGATTCTCGACGAGATCGTTCTGACCCAGGATAAATCCACGGGTCTGATTCTCGAAGTGCCCATGAGGGCCAATCCGCTTCTGAAGGAAGACGACATCCAGAATTTCTCGCGAGGTTTGACCGAGGAAGAGCTGGCTGTTCGTGTTGCCGGCGGATGGCTTCAGATGGTCGGCCGCGTGTTGAAGACTTTCGACAAGGAAAGGCACGTTGTACCTGATTTCGATGCCCCCACGGACTGGCCCGTGATTGCGGTCATCGACATCCACCTGAATAAACCGCAGGCCGTTGGCTTCTACGGCTGCGATAAATACGACCGGATCTTTGCCCTGGAAGAAATCTGGGACAACATGCCGCCCGAGAAGATCGGGGACGAAATCGTAAAGCGCAAATACAATTATCCGCGCATGAAAGAAGCCTTTATTGATCCTCTGGCCAAGGGGGATGATCAGTTCGTGAAAAATCGCGCGAACATCGAAGACACGTTCACCGTGATCTCCAAAAAATTAGCTCCCTATGGCATTCGGCTGCACGTTGCGTCGAAAGACAAGGGATCTGGGATTCAAAATATCAAAAGCCGGCTGGAAGGCGCGAATAAAATGCCGACATTATTTTTTCAGTCAAGGTGTGTTCGGCATATTTACGAGGCATTCCGCTGGATCTACGACAAAGAAGGCAATCCGCAAAAAGAGAATGACCACTTCATGGAAAATTTATACAGAGCCACTCTTTCCGGACTGCATTGGACTCCCCCGGGGCTTTTTAGTGGACCCCTGGATTATGGGAAGAGCGGAGTGCATTAAAAATGGCTGATCCGGAAACCGAAAAAGACCAAGAATCGACCGACACGCCCGAAGACCTGAAAGATTTTCTTCTGAAAAACATTCATCGTCTTAAAGAAGACATGGATAAACTGACCTCCGACCGCGTGGAGGCCATGGCCTTTTATCGGTCGGACCCCACCATCGTCGAGCAGGTGCCAAACAGGTCAAAGGCTACAACCACCGACCTGCTGGACGTGGTAGAGTGGGCCAAGCCGGCGCTTCTCGAAGTTTTTGCCAGCGGCGATGAGGCCTGTTCCCTGGAACCCAAGTCGGCCGAAGAGAGTGAGGCGGTCCATAACATGGATCTTCTCATCAACCACCAACTCAAGGTGCAGAATAATTGGTTTATGATCCTGCATGATTGGTTTGATGATTGCCTCAAGCAAAAAACCGGGTGGCTGAAGTATCAGTGGTTCAAGAAGGTCGATGAGTTCGACAAGGACTACGAAGGTCTGACAGAAGACGAATTTGTGGCCAAGCAGGCCGAGAAATCAGCGACGATCACGGCGGATCGGGCTTACCCCGACCCAAATGCGCCGCCAATTCCGCCGGCTCCGCCCATGCCTGGAGTAATGCCGCCCCCGATCCCGAACCTGCACGACATTTCTGTTCATTATCGGATCGAGTCCGAATATCCACTGATCGAGGCCATTCCCGCCGAGAATTTCGGGTTCCCAATTCGAATCCGTGACGTAAAGGACTACGATTTTTGCTATCACAGATCTTCCTATCAAAAATGGGAGATGATTAAATTATTCGGGGAAGAAAGGTTCAAGGAGGTCGAGGAATCTAAGGGAAAACGCAGCGACACCCTCAGTGACAACCAGGTTCAGAAGGCCCGCATGGAAGACCTTGGCGGGGACGCCTTCTTCTACGACGAGGAACTGGATGAGTATTGGGTTTACGAATGCTTTTATCGGGACCCGAAAGATGGGACGCAGATGGTGGTTCCTCTATGCGCGGAAATCATCATGAGCCCGGCGATAAAAAATAAATACCGAAAACCCCCGTTCCACGGAATAACCCCGATCAAGATGGCACACCGGGTAGCCGGCTTCAGTTTTCACGACCTGGTTAAGGAATTGCAGCAGATTCGGACGGCGATGCTGCGGCAGATCCTCGATAACGTCTACTTCGCAAATAACCGGCGATATTTCGGGGACCCCGAGAGAATGAACGTGGACGATTATCTGAAAAATAATTTCCCCGGGGCATTGGTGCGAACTATCGGGAATCCGTCCCAGGCGGTCATGCCCGAAGAGAAGGCTCCGCTGCCTCCGGAGATTTTTCAGTTCTGGGAAATGCTGAACGTCGAGAAAGATTATCACTCCGGCGTTCCGAGAAGTTTTCAGGGGGTCAACCCTAACATTCTCAATAAAACCTGGCGCGGTCAGAACGAGCAGGTTTCGCAGGCAAGCCAGCGAATCGCCATGATGGCGAGGCTGTTTGCAGAGATGGGCGTCGCCCCCCTCGTGCGGGACCTGGTGGATCTCAATCTTTGGTTCCTCAAGAAGCCCCAGGCAGTCCGATTTCTTAACACCTGGAAGGAGATCTCCCCCGAGCAGATCATGGGCCAGGGGGATGTTATCGTCAATGTCGGGCTGGGGACCAGCAATAAGCAGCAGACCATCGTTGCGATGCAGCAGCTTCTTGCTCTATTTCAGCAACTCAAGCAGTCCGGCGTTCCTATCGTTACGCCGCTGAATGCTTACAACGCAATGAAGGAATTGGTTCGAGCCATGGGATTCCGGAATGTCGGGGACTTTATTACAGACCCGAAATTCACGGAACAGATAACGGTTCTCTTGGCCACCCTCGGTAGGATGGGGCTGGCCCAGGACCCGAACATCGGACCTATCGCCATGGCCGTCGCAACGCAGTTAGGTTTGATCCCGCCGGCTGGGACGGGGCAGCCCGGGGGCGAGAATGCCGCCGGGACCGCTGTCGGACAAGAGCCGCCTGCGATACCGAACCAGCCAGCGAATCCGAATGAACCGCCACAACCGGCCTTGGGAGGTAACATTGGCTAACTGGCTTTGCAAGATCTGCTGCCGTTTCTGCGGCTGCAAAGAGGAAGCGCCGATCCCTGTCAGTGGATTAGACCCCAGCCTGAGCCCTGAGCAGCGGGCCACCTATGCCCGGCAGCTAAAGGGGAATCCGGTCTGGGACGAGGTAATTAATAATCTGAGCATGGAGGCTTACGGCGTATGGGCCGCAACCAAGATGGCAGACGTGGAGGAACGGGAATATCTATATAAACATTTTCAAATCATCGGAATGATTAAGCGCCGGATTGATGGCTACATCTCCAGCGCAGCTCTGGATGAGCATATTCAGGCACAAAAAGCCGCAACCCCAAAAGGGACGGCGAAATAAAAAGGAGATTGTAATTTTATGGGAAACGAAGCGGATGTTCAGGTTGTCGCGAAAGACTCTGAGGCCCAGGGCAACTCTAGCGATGAATCTGTGACGGAAGATGTCCCGACATTTGAGGAATCCACGACCGAGGGATCGGAAGCGAAGGAGGCCCCAAAGAAGGACGAGACCAAGCCCCCCGCTGGCGAAGAGGGTAAGGTAGTAGCCGCGAAATCTATCTATACGCCGGAAGAACTGGAGACACTTCTCCAGTCCGAGGGTGAAGTTGACACCGCTCGTCTGTCCCCGGAGGGAAAGGCTTTGATGAAGTCGTTCCAGCGCGGGATGGAGAAAAAATTTCAGCAGGTAGCGGAGATGCG